TTAATTACTGTAAACCATTGTTTTCACTGATATCACTCCGCAGAACCATTTTTTTAGGATGGAACTCCAAGCGGCTTTTTCTGTGGCATCGGTGGCTTTTTCTTCCTGCAACTTTATTAGCACTTCCGCTAAATCGAGATTGCATTCCATTGCTATTTTAATTGCTGATTTTTCAGGTAATTTTTTTGCGCCTGTTCTGATTTTTGAAATCATAGAGCGGTCAAAACCAAGGTCTACAGCCGCCTGTTTATCTAGCGTGTAATTTTTTACTCGCATATACGTCTGAATTAGCTCTATTGCGAACATTTTTCTGTTTCTCCCTTTTGGGTTATTCCTTGATTGTAGCGCCTCCGGTGACCTTTTGGTCATATTGACGATGACCATTAGGTCACCTAACCTGTGACCAATAGGTCATTTGCGTTAGGGCGCTACCATGAAAACGATACTTGATTGTCCACGTTGTGAAGAAAAAGATAATTGCACCATGCAGTGTCTTGGTGATGTTGAACCAAAAACTTACCTCAAATCAGCAACTGCTGATGAGTTATCCCGTAATCAAGTAATACCAAAATCTGCGGCGGCTTCAGCTCTTGAAGCCCTAACTTCTTCTGAGGCTGTCGCTCCTGCCCCTCACTCTGCGGAGGCATCAAAATGATTGACCTCCTGAAATTCGACCTTAACGGCGTTAAAACAGTAGTTAATCCAATATTCGGATTACCAACACCACATCAGCAATCGGTTATACGTGTATTGCACGGCGCGCAAATGCTTCGTCGCGTTCGCGCTTTTCCAAGACTTGTTGATTTTCCGTTTATTCTCACTACAGACCCACTTGTTGCGGATGCAATAAACTCATCTGTTGGCTTTCGCGTTTCTCGCCAGCTCACTAAGCATGATGGGCAATCAAAATGATTGACCTCATGAAGCTATCCATTCCTTTTAAAAAGGAATATCTGCTCGAATCATCAACATCAGACTATTGTTCTGGCGTGTACGTTGATTTACAGCGTGTAGCTTCTTTAGCGGGTCTTCGTCTGAATGCGTTTACTGTTGAGGTCGAACTGAAAGAACGTGATACCGAAGACGACTATTTACCATTGACCAATGGCGAAACATTTGAACACCAGGTTGATGAATATAAGCATTCCGTATCAGGTTTAACTCACCCCTTCGAATCACTGCCCTCTTACTGGACGGGTGTAGCTATGAAGATTCATGCAGGCGGCGCATTGCGCTTGCCGTCTGTTGAAATCAAGGCATCACCCGCTAAGGTTCTGCAAGGGCATAACGTTTTCGGCTCCGATGATTTGGAATTGTGTGGTTTTGAGCTGTTATTCATCCTCGCTCATTCCATGCCTGACCTGTATGAAATGTTATTTATTCCTGAGACCACGCTTGATTGGTTGGATGTGACGTTTTCAGCCCGTACCGGTTCTGAGCAATTAGCACTGCAATCCATGAATGCATTGCGCAATATCTCCAGTGGTCAGATGAAAGCCAGTAATCAAGGCCGTTCATATGAATCAACTTGCTACTGGAATAAAGGCTCTCGCCATTGTGAGCGTAAAGCGTATTTAAAACTGGATGAGCTTAAGCGTGAAATTGCCGAGCTGGAACGCAAAATAACGCATCGTTCAAAAGCTGATTTTATTCCTATTGCTGATTGGCCAGCCTTTCGCCGTCATGCCATTTTGACCGATGAGCGCCTGATTCAATGGTCTACCGGTTTAGTCCGATTTGAAGCTCGTTTAAAGCAACGTTGGTTGCAAGAGTTTGGTTTACCGTTTCGATTTCTTGATGCAGTTGATTATCAAAAAACCTATGAGAACGATGGCGAGAAAAATTTAATAGCCGACATGTGGCGCGCATCGTTTAAAGAATTGACCTCCGCTATTAAGGGGACATCGATGAATATCTATCATGATGAAAAAATACATAACGAATTGAAAAAGGTTTATTTCTCATACTCACGTTCTGGAAATATCACCTACGCCAAAGCAAATAGAGTGTTTGGCTTTTATCGCCGGTTGGTTAATGAAGGATATTCATCGGTTCAATCAACCATGTCGCGGTCTACATTTTTTGACCAACAAAAATGCCTTACTGATATTGGCATTTCTAAAGACCAACTCCAGCAATTACATGGCGAAAAGAATTCAAACGTTATCCCGTTAATTCGGATGATAGATATTAATTTCGGTCAACAGGTTCCTGATTGGTATGAAGAACCGGTAAGCCGTTATGCGTAATTTAATGTACTTTTCCATCGGTCTATTAATGGTGACCGGTTTCGCTCTACTTATTTAATGAGGATTTAACTATGGAACATATTAACGGCCCTTTCATGCGTGGCACTTTATTAGGTTATCTGAAAGTACCTGACAACTATAAAGACAAGGGCGGAGAAATTGTTCAGCGTAGCGCCCATTTGTTGGGCATTGAATGCGATGCCGTGGGTAAATTCGGCGAAAAACGCAAAGTGACTTATTCACTGAATATCGGTGAAGCATTAATGAAAGATATGGATTTCGTTAATTCCATTTCTCAATTTCAGGGTCATATCGTTGAAGTGCCGCTTTCAGGTTATGCCGATTTCTCTAAACGTCTTTATTTAGCTAATGACGCTCAGATTATTTCTTTGAGTAGTCATATCGATAAATTGAAATCAGCATAAGTCTGGTTTCGTTCTTAGCCCTTACGGGTATTTACTGGAGTAAAAATCATGTTTAACAAAACTCGTGCTTATGTTCGTAAAAATGCCGCTGAATTGTCTGCCGGTGCAACTGCGTTGGCTGTAGGTATGCATGCTAATGCGGCTGTCGATACTTCATCCATCACCGCTGCACTGGTAGATGTAGGTCTGGCCGGTACGGCTGTTCTGTCCGTTTATGTTGGCGTTAAAGCTTTTAAATGGATTCGTGCTGCACTTTAAATATTGGGGGTCGTCATGGGTTTTCAGGTTGGTTCACAATGTTTTGATTCTGCTGAATCGGCGCTTCAATTCATGGCGGCTTCAATGTTTGGAACGGGTTCCAATAGCGGGGCCCCGTTTTCATATTATTCGATAGTTGATGGTTCAAATATTGTTACGCTTTCTTCGAATAACGCACAAACAATATTGACCCCTCAATTATTACCTTGCCAGCTTTATGATGAAGTTGATGCCACCGCTTTATCATTTGCCGTGTTTGGTGTTTTGGCTGCTGCATGGTATTGGCGTGTTATGAAAATGACGCTTCATGCAAATACAAAGGATGACGGGTGATTAAATGACAATTATCGGTATTTATACATCTATTGCCATTATTGGCGCGGCATTTATTTTGTTTTGGAGCTAATGTTATGTTGCGAATTATTTCAGGGTTTTTATTGCTGATTATTTCGCAAATGAGTTTTGCTGATTCTTCTACTCCTACTGGTTATTGCTATTCTCCTAGTCAGTGTTATAGCGGTTCTGACTATATTGCTGCTTGTAAGTCTTTTTTATCTCTTAAATCTCCGAACGCTTCTTTACAGTCTGTTGTTTCTTCTTCTCAAACTGGATGTGAGGTCAGGGTAATATTAAATGATATGTTTCAAAACATTGTCATTTCATATACTCCTCAGTATTCAGTTTGTTCTAAATATGCCGGTAGTTCTATATATTTATGGGTTTCTAAATCCTCTCCTCCTTCTTCTGGTTGCTATGCTGGTTGTACTGCCACTGCTAATGTTACTGCTGGTTTTCCTGATTCTCCCGATGTTTATCAAAGTATGTCTTATTTGATATCTGACCAATCTTGCACTGGCTCATTAAATTATGTCGATGCTGCTACCGCGCAGACTGCTAACACCAATGCTGAAAATGCTCAGAATTTGAAAAATCAGGAAAATGCTTGTGGTGCCAGTGGTTATTCATTGGGTTCTGCGAATGGTTCGCCAGTCGTTGTGTGTAATTCAACAAATACTACACAAAATACGTCTTCTGCTTCTTCTACTAATAGCGGTGCATCTTCTTCTAGCTCTTCTTCTAATTCAACTACCAATAGCACTACCAATTCATCTACTAGCACTAATACTAGTACAACCAATAATTCCACTTCAAATACTACTAATAACACAACCAATAATACGACCAATAATTCCACTACCACTAATAATGAAAATTCAACTACTAATAATTCAACGACCAATAATTCAACTACTACTAATAATTCAACTACTACCGGTAGTGGTAGTGGTTCTGGCAATGGTAGTGGTTCAGGTAGTGGTAGTGGTTCAGGTAGTGGTACTACCTCTGGTGCTGCTGCAACGACAACCACCGCTTCTGGTGCAACGGGTACATGTTCTTCTCCCGATATGAAAGATACTGTTGGGTGTGCATCACTTGGCGACCCCAGTAGCTTAGATTCTACCGCGCTTGGCACTGATAATGTTCAATTTGGTTTTGGCAATGGTGCTTCTTGGGGTGCTTCCGATTCGGCCTGTCCTTCCAGTTTGTCCTTGCATGGTACGGTGTTGGTCTTTTCTGTGCCGTGTACTTTCTTTCAAATGATGCGGCCTTTCTTCTTAGCTATCTGCTCATTGATTGCGGTTTATATAACGTTTGGCATTCGCCGTGGCGGGGAGGATTAATATGCCATTAGTCACTTGGTTAATTGGCATGGCATGGCCCATTGTCAGAAAAGTTTTAGTTGAATTGGGTATTTCCTTTATCACCTATGAAGGCGTTTCTGCTGCTTTGGATTCCTTATTAAGCTCTGCTCAAGCGTCTTATCAGGCGGGGCCGTCTGTTGTTTTGGCTTATCTGGCTATCGCTGGTGTTCCTACGGGTTTTGGTATTATTGCTGGCGCTTTATCGGCGCGTGTCGCTCGTTTTGCTACTAAGAAATTTATCCTCAAATAGTTGAGTTATTTATCATGATTACTCTCATTACTGGTGTTCCAGGTGGCGGTAAATCGCTTTACTGCGTTTGGGAAATTCTTAAGAAATTAGATGATGACAATAAAAAGGGCTTGGATGAAGGAAAAGAGCCTCGCCCGATTTATGTTGATGGAATTCCTGAGCTTTTAATTCCGCATGAAGTAATGGATGGTAGTAAATGGTATGAGGAAATGCCAGATGGTGCTTTAGGCGTTATTGATGAGGTTCAGCGCGTTTGGCGTCCTGCTGGTTCTGGTAAGCAACTACCTGATTCTATCGCTCTTCTTGAGACGCATCGTCATCGCGGTATTGATTTGGTTATCATGACGCAACATCCGATGTTAATGCATGTGAATGTTCGTAATTTGGTCGGTAAACATATTCATTTGCGCAGAACCCCGTTAGGTGTTTACGCCTATGAGTGGTCTGAGTGTGTTAATCCGACATCTGCCTTTAAGACTGCATTAGTAAAAACTAAATGGCCACATCCTAAAAAGGCATTTGGTCTTTATAAATCTGCTGAAATTCACAACAAAGTTAAATTCAGAATACCGAAAGCGGTGTGGGCTTTAGGTTTTGCTGTTGTCGCTATTGTTGGTTTTGGTTCTGCTTTTGTTCGTTCGGTTAAGTCTCGCATGGATGGTCATATTGCAGGTGCGCCAACGGTTCAAACGCAAACTTCTGTGCCTTCCGGTGGTTATCAAAACAGACCGCCTTCTTCTTCATCTGATAATGCAAAGAATTCTGAGGAGCAAAAGGCCCGTCAGGCTATTATTGATGATCCTGTTAAAGCCTTTAGGCCGCGTTTTGTGGGGATGCCTGAATCAGCGCCCGCCTATGATGGTATTCGTACGGTTAAATCAATGCCAAGGCTTGCTGGCTGCATTGCTGATGATTCTCATTGTGAATGTTATACCGAGCAAGGCACGTCGATAGCTATTCCATTAAATGAATGTAAGCAAAAATTACAAGGGATGGGGTACGATGCATTCCGCGACAATGCGAAAGCAGGCGCGGAAGGTGGCGTAATCCAGACCGCAGCTCGTTAATACATTCTTAATGTGACCGCACAGAACGGTTATTTTGTGCGGTTGCTTTTCATCCCGTAGGGATATAAGCGAAGCGAAACGCTCTGGCAGGTGTTCGTGCGTTGCCAATCAGTTCTACACCAGCTTATTCATTGCCTTCACAGAAGCCACTTTTCCTTACTGCTAAACAGGCTTTTAAAATTATCGTTCATCATAATTTTATCGCCTCCGGCCTCCGCCGATTTTGCTTTTAGCCCCGCAGGGTACACTATCTTTAATAGTGTACTCTTGTCCGGATTCTGGACTTGGCTTTGAATTACTCGCACATCTAGACCAGCTTTTGTCTTTGGCTCTTTGCCTGTACGATGGGCTCTTTTGAGCATAAAGGGATTTAGCAATGAGTCGGTTTTCAGATGGCTTTGTGTATGGCTTAGGTTTTTGGATGGCTGCTGCGGTTGTAAGTGCTGCAGGGGCTATGGTTTCTTTTTTGCTGATGGCTGGCTATGTTTCTCTTGATTTGGGTCAGCCTCATCGCGTTGCTGCAGCATTACCGCAAATAGTATCGCCGCCACCACCTGTTGCTACTGTAACGGACTCTAAAATGACTCGTGCGGATTATGATGAACGTGAGTGTAATCAGTTGGTTTTACAGCTGGCTCAAAATAATGACCCAGCCATAAAGAAACGCATGTATCAGGTTTGTAAGTAGGGCTATTGCCCTACCTTTTTTTACTTTGCCTTCGCGTTCTGGTGATTATTGCCCGCCTGAATCGGGCGTCCTCTTGACTCATCGTCCACTTGTCAGCATCGGTCATATTGACGATGGCTAGGCATTCCAGCATTTGTGGTTGAAACTGAAATCCCATCGGCGAATACAGCACGCCATTTTTAAAACTCCACCCCTCCCACCCTATTGGACTAAGGTCTGTGAGTCTGAAAAGTTCCATTAATTTCCGTTTTGATGATGGAATTGGCTTGTAGCCGGCATCCCATTTTTTGACCTGCATCAAAGAAACATCACATAATTTTGCTGTTTCTTCGGTACTCATATGGCAATGAAGAACTCTAAAAATCTCGTTTTTGTGTATTTTACGTCGCATATCCTTTGAGACTCCTTAAAGTCTCAGTTTTCGCCAGAATCCTCCGCCTCCGCAATTAAACATAATATATACGATGATGAATATTATGTGTTTGGCTTCAATACCGCTATGCTCTCTCCCTTTTTACTGGCTGGGCGGTAAAAAACCAGAATATTCCCTGCGATAACCAAGCCCAAC